GATTTAAAAGCGTTTAGAGGACTTGTTAATACAAAGATACTATTTGATGACTATTCAGAAAAAGATTATGTCATCATTGATTGTCCATATACGCCTATCGCTTTAATGGTTACTTTTAACAACAAGGAAAACGCTAAAGCTTTTATAGATTTTGCGTTGAAAGAAAAGGATATGTTTGAAATTGATGACTACATTTAATTAATAGCAATTGCAGGCATTAGCAGATGGTTGTTAGGTTTATCCTCTTTTACTAACAACAATCATCAGGAGCAAAAGAGGAATAACTTTAGGGGGAATACGGAATGGCGATGAATAAACTGTTTTTCGAGTTTGAAGCAATTGAAGGCACTTCCGAGCAAGATTTTATATGCTCACAAATATTTGTGGAAGGTATCACCTTCTATGATGCACAAGAATCAGACGCTAGGCTTTACTATAAGTTAGGGAAAGGGTTTTTTTTCGATGACTATGATATGAACATCATAGAGAACAGATTCCCTAATCTCAGATGCTTTTTAGAAGGCAAGACAATGGACCAAGCAGAACAAGGGATATTGCACATTCAAAATTGGCTCAATGTTTTTTATCACAGAAGGTTAGAACACTTTTATATCGCTAAAGCAGTTACAAATGTTTCAGGCGTGCAATACACTTTTGAAAGTGTGTCCACGCTTGAAAATAGAAAAATAGCGATAGAACAAGTCAGGGAACAGATTAAAAATTTGTTCGATAGCATTTTTCCGTCAGTTTGGGTTTCACTCCTTCAAGAATGTGGATTGGAGGAATTAATAAATGAAGAAATCGCAAAATAATTACATCAAATACAAATGCAGGGGTATCGCCAAAGCTTTGATGCCAAGCATAAACCACGCCTTGAATAAGGGCGAAATCGGAAGGGATGAATTTTATGATAATACTGATTGTATTTTTGTTTTCTATGAGGTTATTTCAAGTCGTGCAAATCTTCAAGAAAGCTTAAAAGCTTTCTACCATTTGCCTAACTGTGATTTAGATGCTATTTCTTATATCTATGAGCCAATGTTGGCATCAGAGATTGAAAGACTTTTTGAAAATCGGTTTATCGTAACGATTGGAAGTCATCAATCGGATAATGCTTACGGCATTTATCTGTGGTTCGATACGAGAGAGAAGCAAGAAACATTTCTTTCTCATCGGAAGGTGTATGAGCAGATATTTGGCGTCATAGGGCTATAAATCAGAAAGGCTATCCCAAATGGGATAGTCTTTTTTTTGATGATAAGTGATAAGTGATAAGTGATATGTCGCTTGCGTATTTGCAAGGTCGCTGACTCCCTTCTGCCGTTTTTCTCGTATTTTTTTTTGTGGTTCGGTCCGACGCCGTCAGCTTCTCATTGTGTCAGCTTACGCCTTTGGCTTCTCCCTGTTCCTCATCGTGCCAAGTGAATTTTTTTCTGTTTCAGAAACCGATCGAACTTTCAAAACTAATTTTTATTGCCAAAATTCCGATTGGTGTCCCACTCTTGTACCCTCAACCGTCAGGCACACACGCAAGCACACGCAAGCAAGCAAAAGGGGAAGGGGAAAAAAACAAAGGGTAGGGGTAGGGGTAGGGAAGAATTAAGTGAGCAAGAATGGGTTTTAATGCCCCCCTCAAAATTTTATAAAAAACTAGCCTGCCATTTTATACCATTCCATTATCCAAATAAAACACCAAATATCTTGCGACTTGATTATCTATCAAACCCTTATAATAAGTACAATGGAGTTTTGTAGATATATACAAAAATAACAATTTTAATAAATATTGGGTGGTGATAATGATGTCAAAATATCCGATAAAAACGCCTTATACAGAAGTGGTAGATGGGGTAACGGTGATTAGAAACGCCCCATTGACGACTAGCAATAAGAAATACGAAATGACAGAAAAGCAGAAGAAGTTTGCAGATGAATATATGAAAACAGGGAATCATATGCAAGCCTATCGAAACGCTTACAATTGTCACGATAAAAGACCTAGTGATACATCAGCATTGAGCAACAAGCTACTAAGAAGCAGAAAGATAAGGGAATACATTGAATCGACAAGACAGATAAATGCTTTAGCAGAAGCAACAAATGTGTTGGACATCAAACAAATCAGAGGGTTTTGGACAGACATCATCAGGAATTGTGAGATGAGTGTAAAAGACCGTTTAAAAGCGTCTGAACTGTTAGCAAGAAGTCAAGGAATGTTTCTTGACCGAGTAGAGCATAACATGAATGTTCAAATTTCTTTTGATGGGAACGAAGAAGATTGGAATGAAATCGTGGATGCCGACATTATTGGTGAAGATTTTGAAGTCAATTAATGAGTAAATTTTACCTATTTCATGGATAATTTTATGAAACGCTTTTCCGTTTACGAGTGTAAGCTAGTATATATATAGATACAAGCTATCATTTTTAAACAAAAAATAAAATTCAAAGTCATTCTCTCACAATGATTTTGAGTTTTTTTGTTGAGTGTCAAAAATGACACTATATTCGCTGTTTGAGTGTCAAAAATGACACTCTAAATTTATTCCTATTGGAATACTATGAATTGGGGTGGAGAAGTGGGTAACATCATTAATCAAAACTTTTTAACAGATGCTGAAACAGGACAAATCATCAGAAGGGGATGGTATTCTTTTGAATCGCATTACAACAAAGAAAAAGGGTACAAGTACAAAAACGAAACAGGGATAAAATTTGTAAGTACAGATGTGCCGAACGAATTAACGGATGCAGAATTAGGGAAGTTGTTTCGGTTATCGCAATCTATGTTGATTAACTCAAATTTACTGATTGTTCGCACAACGAATGGGAAAGCAAGACCGATAACCACAGAAGATTTAGAGCAATTATTAAGTTTTTCAAGAAGTACCTTGTTTCGTTTCTTGAGGAAATGTAGAGATTTAAAGGTATTAAAATCGGTGATGGTTGAAGAAGAAACACATTATTATTTAAGTCCTGTCTATTTTTTCAGGGGGAAATGGCTTTCTCCTAATTTATATTGGTTATTTCAAGAAGAATTAGACGGTATACTTCCTGAAAAAGCCATTCGATTTTTTCATGAAATTAAATAAAGTGTTTTTAATAACGCTTCTTTTTATCTCACCGATAATATTTGAAAATCAAGTACAGGGAAATAGAGGTGAAAAAATGGAACTAAGTGTAGACGAAGTGATGAAAGGATTAATTATGGCAGAAAGTAGTGGCAACCCTAATGCTGTATCAAGTGCAGGGGCAATTGGATTAACACAATTGATGCCGATTACTGCAAAAGCAGTTGCAGAAAAGTACAATGTTCCTTATGACGAGAAAAAACTAACCAATCCTGACTATTCAAAGAAACTATCGAAGCTACATTTAATGGACTTAAAATCAAAATACGGAGATTGGCACTCGGCTTTAACAGCTTACAATCGTGGGGAATTTGGTATGAAAAAGTACAAGAATAAAAACAAAACAACCGTTTCCTCGTACTCTAAAAAAGTCTTAAAGTTTGCAAGCGACTTTAAAGCAACCGATATGCTTAAAAGCAAGATGCGTGAAGCCGATACTCGTAACACGATAAACAGCGTTAAATAACGCTGAAAACAACACGCCTAACCATTTATATACCCCCTCTTTCAAAAGTCGATTGTAGGGCTTTTAAATCGGTATACAGACCTATTGTTTTTTGCAATACAATAATATAAAAAAAGAAAGGAGAAACCAAATGGTACATCGCTATCCTAAACTTAAAAAGAATTGGAATGAGTTTCGCTTTTGGAAAACGATTTATAACGAACGGAAAAAAGTGAAAAAGGAAGTTAAAATTGAAATTGCTGAACGCTTTGCTTATTCAGATATTCACATTAACTACGAGCATACGGAGTTAGAATTAAAAGAAATCACAGAACAAGCAAAAGATACTTTGTTAGAAACGATAACAGAAGAAGAATTGAGAGTGGGAAAAACAAGAGTAACACAAACAAAAAAAGCGTTAAAAATTATGCGTTTAAACAAAAAATATGTAAACGAAATTGCTAAAAAAATGTTCAAGCTTTGTGAAGAATCTACCATTAAAGTGGGTGAATCGCTTGCCTAAAATGGTGATTGAGAAGCCTAATGAAAGACAACTCCAATTCTTTAAAGCAAAAACAAGGCACATCGGTTACGGTGGGGCAAGGGGTGGGGGAAAGTCTTGGGCAATGCGAACGCTATTCGTTATTCTTGCGTTTAACTTTAAAGGATTAAAGCTTTTGCTATTAAGAAGAACGATGCCTGAATTAAGAGAAAATCACGCCTTACCGTTGATGAAATACTTATACGGAGTCGCCAAATATCATAAACACGAAAACGCCTTTGAATTTCAAAACGGAAGTCGCATTAAATTAGGGTACTGTGATACAGAGGGGGATGTCTACCAATATCAAGGACAGGAATACGATGTCGTTGGTTTTGAAGAAGCCACTCATTTTACAGAGTTTATGAAAGACTTTATTTTGACTTGTAACCGTTCGACAAGAGATGATTTTAAACCGAGAGCCTATTATACAGCAAATCCTAGTGGAGTAGGACACAATTGGTTTAAACGGTTGTTTATTGACCGAGATTATCAAAACAAAGAAAAATCAGAGGATTATACTTTTATTCCTGCAACCGTCTATGACAATAAGATACTGATGGAAAACAACCCTGAATATGTGACCACTCTTGAAAATCTCCCTGAAATCCAGCGTAGAGCGTTTCTTTATGGGGATTGGGATATATTCGAGGGGCAATTCTTTTCGGAATGGAAACGACAAACACACATGGTCGAACCTTTTGATGTTCCTCAACATTGGCGTAGATGGGTATCTATGGACTTTGGTTACAATGACGCTTGTGCGATTTATTGGCATTGTGCTGATGAAGATGGGCGTTATTACACCTATAAAGAGGTTTACATTAATAAGACTTTGGTTAAAGATTTAGCTGTAATTATCTTAGACAACAGCAAAGGCGAAAAAATAGAATATTTTGTAGGAAGCCCTGATATGTGGGCAAAACGAGGAAACGACTCGATGGGGGAAAGTATTGCAGACACTTTTGCTCGATTGGGTGTTCCGTTCATCAAAGCCGACAATCAGCGTGTTTTGGGGTGGCAACGAATGAGAGAGGTCATGTCAAACGCTCCTGATGGACTTCCTTATTGGCAAGTGTTTTCTACTTGCAAAAACCTTATTCGTACCATACCCATTCAGCAATTTCACAAGCATAAATTAGAAGATATATCCGATGATAGTGATGACCACGCTGTTGAGAGTTGTCGCTATTTTTTTATGTCAAGACCACGAAAATCAAAAGAAAAAGCAAAGGAATTAACGCTTATTCAGAAACATAAGAAAAAGGTATCAAAAAGAAGAAAAGAAAACGAAAGCAGGTGGACTTAATGCGAAGAAGTTTAAAGTTATTCCAATATGGAACAGTAGCACCTTGTAGCAATCATACTTGTTCAAGTTGGGGTAATCATTATATTGGGGGCGACATTTACAGTTTAATAGGAGCAAACTGTTACTGTAAATCGTGTATAGATAATTTGATTGAACAAATATTAGAAGAATATCAACAGGAAGAAGAAGTTGAAGAATTACCGTTGAAAACAGAAGATAAAGAATTAGTCGTGATAACAAAGCCACCACGAAAACCGAGAGAGCCACTTAAAACAAAACCACCAAAAAAAGCGAAATAGCGAGGAATTGTTATGGAATGGATATTTTTTATCTTGTGTTTTCTAACCGTTGTTTATGTTGAAATACGGATGTTTTTCTTTATCTCTAAAATAGAATTGAAGCTGAAAGAAACTGAAAAAGAGGAAATTGTTAAAGAAGTCCTCAAAATAAGA